GCCCCGGGTGTCCGCCCGACGCCCCGCCGCACCTGCACGTGTTCGTGTCTGCCCAACGCACCCCCACCGGCCCCGCCGTGGTGGTGCGCCCGTTGCTGCCGTCCGCCGTCCTCGGCCTGTATAGCCGGGATGACTGGGCGGTGGTCCACCGTCGCGCGATGGCCGCCGTCACAGGCGCGTCGCTCGGCCCGCTGTTCAACCTTCCCACGCAGGAGCAGTAGATGACCCAGCAGGCGAAGTTCCCCGCAACCGCGACCATCGTGTCGCTCCCGCTGTCCGCGCTCGAGGAGTCCCCCCTGAACACGCGACGGCGCTGGAACAAGGCCACCCTGGCCGAGCTGGCCGCGTCCATTGACGCGCAGGGCGTGCTGGTGCCGCTGAAGGTGCGGCCCAAGGGCAAGCAGTTCGAGATCGTGATGGGGTCGCGGCGCTACCGTGCGGCCAAGCAGCTCAAGCTCGCCGAGCTGCCCTGTATGGTGCAGGAGATGACCGACGCCGAGGTGCTCGAGCAGATGTTGGTGGAGAACGGCCAGCGCGAGGAGGTCCATCCGATGGACGAGGCCCGCGGCTACCACGACCTGCTGGCCGCCGGCAAGTTCGACGTCAAGACGCTGGCGGCGCACGTGGGCCGCGACGTGTCCACGGTGTACCGCCGGATGAAGCTGACCAACCTCATCCAGCCGCTGGTCAAGCTGTTCGAGGCCGACGAGATCCCCACGGCGCACGCGCTGGCCCTCGCGGTCCTGCCGCCCGCCGCGCAGAAGGCGTCCATCGAACGCAAGGGCGAGGGGCTGTTCCACTGGCAGGGCGGCGTGAACGACCTTGACGAGCTCGAGCGGTGGATTCAGCGCAACGTCCACCACGCGCTCAAGGGCGCGCCGTGGAAGCTGGACGACGGCACGATGAAGGGCGGCGCGTGCACCGCGTGCCCCAAGCGCACCGGGGCGGAGCCCACCCTGTTCGGCGAGGCCAAGGGCGACACCTGCCTCGACGGCGCGTGCTTCGTCACCAAGCTCGAGACGTTCACGGAGCGCCGCGTGCGCGAGCTCACGGAGAAGCACGGGGCGTGCCTCCGGGTCGCCGATGCCTTCCGCGAGCAGGTGAAGGACAAGGACGTGCTGCCGCGTGGCCGCTGGTTCGAGGTGAAGAAGGGCACCAAGGACGCCAAGGTGGCCGTGATGATGGACGGGCCGCGCCGCGGCACGGTCCTGTGGGTCACCACGGAGGTGCCGAAGGCGCGCGACGCCGGCGGCAGCGACAGCTACCAGCAGCAGGAGCGGGCCAAGCGCAAGAAGGCGCTGGCGGAACGGGCCAAGCGCACGGCGCAGGCGCACGCGATCCTCGCGGCGGTGCGGACGTCCAAGCTGGCGGCCGACCCCAAGCTGGTGCGGTTCCTCGCGCACGGCGTCATCCCCGAGCTCCACTCCGACGGGATGAAGTGCACGCTCCGGCTGCTGGCCCTCGAGGCCCCGCCGGCGACCCAGCGGGTGGAAGGGGTCATCGCCAAGTACGTGGACAACGCGAAGCCGGCCGACGCGCTGGCGGCGCTGGTGGCCATGCTCATCGCCGACGAGACCAACGTGCAGCCCAACTTCATGCGTGACGGCACGCGGATGAAGGCGGCGGCGGCGCTGTTCAAGGTGGACTTGGCCAAGGTGCAGGTGCCGGACCCGGTGCAGGCGCGCACCGCCCGGAAGGCCGCGACCAAGGCCAAGACCGCGCCGAAGCGGGTGAAGAAGATCCGCGCCAAGGCGGCGCGGTGACGCGGGGGAGCACCAAGGGGTTCCCGCCACGGGAGCCCCCACCCCCGCCGCCGCGGCCAGGCGGGCAGGACACGGGCGCGCCGCTGTACCTTGACGTCGAGCTCGACGGCGACGAGTGGTGGATGGCCGACACCGACGAGGTGCTGCTGACCCGCGACCCCGACGAGGCCCAGCGGTGGGTGGCGATCGGCCACGACGTCCGCCGCGTGCGGGTGCACATCACGGACACGCGACCCGGGAGGCGCGATGGCTGAGGTCAAGGAACACATCATCCGCACGCCGCTGCCGTGGCGGGCGCACGAGGACGCGACGACGGAGTGCGGGTTGCCGGCCAACTCGTACCCGTCGCTCACGCCCGAGCAGATGGAGGCCAAGGTCAAGCGCGAGGGCGAGCAGCGCGCCAGCTACTCGTCGTGCATGACGTGCTGGACCACGCGACGGAACCGCGGCTTCGCCCAGCGGTCCAACTCCCTGCTGGACGTGCTCAACCGCGAGATACTGCGCGGGGCGCACAGCAACCCGGCGGCGTGGAAGCAGCTGGACCGGGAGGTGCGGGCGATGGTCCTGCTGGTGGAGGCGCACCGGGAGGAGTTCGACACCATCCTGCGCGATATGGCGGAGGCGGTGGACCTCGGGGCGGTGCGCCGCGCCCGGGGCAAGGCATGAGGCCGCCGAAGCGCCGGAAGCAGCTGCGTCGCTCCCCCATCAAGCGCGGGACGGCGCCGTTGCGGCGGTTCGCCCGGCTGGTCAACAAGACCCCGGTCAAGCAGGTCAACGTCGAGCGGAAGGCCCGCCGGCGGAAGGCCTACGCCGCGCACCTGCGGAGCGCCTACTTCAAGGCGTTGCGCCAGCGCGTGTTCGACCGGGACGGCCGCCAGTGCACGCTGCTGCTGGCCGACGGGTCGCGGTGCGCGCACCGCACCAAGCTCACGTGCCACCACCTCACCTACGTGCGGTTCGGCGCGGAGCGCGACGAGGATTGCGTCACCCTGTGTGCCGGGTGCCACCGGATGGTGGACGCGGACTGGGGCCAACAGTGGAGGTTCTATGGAGTGGTTCGGGGAAGGGCTGGCGCTGCTGGGCTGGGTGCTGATTCTGGCGTGCGTCCTGATGACGGCGGCGATGGCGTGGCGTTTCCGCCGCCACTTGGGGGCGCCGGAGCAAGCGGTGATGACGGACGCCAAGGCGCTCGAGCGGCTGACGGCGGACGCGATGAAGTTCCGCGCGATGACGCAGGGCGCGGTGGCTAACGGGCAGTGGGAGTGGACGCCGGCCGGGCCGTTCCGGGCGCGGCGCAACGGCGTGGGCTTCACGGTGGAGTGGCTGGTGGCCGCCGACGCCGAGACGATCGCGACGGTGCTGGCCAGCGTGCCGCCGGCACAGCGGACGGTCCGGTGAGCGCCGACGTGGGGATGGCGCTGGCCGCGCTGGCCGCGTGGGCGCTGGTGGCGGGCCGCTGGCTGAACCTGCGCCCCGGCCCGCGTGACGACTGGGGGAGCGCCGACCGCATCCGGCGCGAGCTCCGGGACCTGCGCGAGCGCCGGGAGCGGCCCGCCCACTGGCCTCCCCGGGTGACCCGGCGCCCCAAGCTCGACCCCTCGAGCTACGCGGCGACCATCCGTGGCCCGCGTGAGGAGTACGTGTTCCGGGAGCCGCGGTTCACCTTCGAGGCGGTGCGGTGGTGGCTGGCGTGGGGACCGGACACGTTCCCGGTGGGCGCGACCCATCGGCAGGCGTTCGACCGGGACATCCCGCTGGAGACGCCGCCGAACGACGCGCCTGGCCTCGAGGCGCTGGCCAACCGCGTGGGGCTGGCGGCCGAGGCGCGGCTACTGGCGACGCACGACCCGGACGTGGCCCCGGTGCTGGCGGTGGAGGGGCGCCCGGTGCAGGCGCAGGCCGACGGCGACCCGCGTGGGCGCACGGTGCGCGGGCCGTCCCTGCAGGACGCGCCGTTGCGGCCGGCCACCCGGTCCGGGCGGCTGGACCTCGGCGTGCAGTAGGGACTTGCGCGGCGGGAGCGCGACGATGTAGCGTAGGGACACGCGGTTGCGGGGCCGCGTGGGTCATCGGGTTGGTCACAGGCGGCGTCGTTCCTTCGGGGGCGGCGCCGCTTGCTTGCTATCCGGCCGTGCGGTATTCTCTGGCACACCCTTTCCCGAGGTGATCAATGGTCTCTCGCTTCATGCGAGCCGGTCTGGCGGCCCTCGTGGCGGTGGCGCTGTCCGCGCCGCCTGCCCGTGCCGCCCCTGACGCGCCCGAGGCGCCGTTCGCCGTGGCGACCGACGTCCTCACGGCCGACGCGGCCACCCCTGCCTTCGAGCCGGCCTTCCTGCTCGAGGTGCTGTCGGTGGCCCCGGAACACGCGGTCCCCAACGTCACGCCTGGCCTGCTCGCGCGGGCCGCGCCGTCGCCGACCGCCGCGCCGCGACCGTCCTTGACGCCTGCCAGCCACACGGTCACGCCGCGCCACGTGCAGCGCGAGTAACTATAGGGGGCGCCCCGAGCGCAATCACCCCGGGCTCGCGGGGCCGCATAGGCGTAAGTATCGGGCAGGGGACCGCCGCCAGATTGCCGAACTGCCAAGCCGCGCACACAGGAGCCCTCGACCGCCGCGCCCACACGGGTTGCGGCGGTCGCTTGCGTCCGGGGGGCGCCGGCGGTACGGTTGGGCATCACCACCAACCACTCCGATGACCGCACCCACCGACCAGACGCCGCCGCTCACGCGGCCGAACTTCCGCTCACGCATCGTGGGCGCCGGCGAGGAAGCGCCGGACCAGCTGCTGGCCAATCCGCGCAACTGGCGCGTGCACCCCAAGTACCAGCAGGACGCGCTCGAGAGCGTGCTGGACACCGTGGGCTGGGTCCAGAACATCATCGTCAACCGCACCACCGGGTTCGTGCTGGACGGCCACGCCCGCGTCGCGATCGCGCTGCGCCGCGAGGAGCCCAAGGTGCCCGTGGTGTACGTGGAGCTCTCCGAGGCGGAGGAGGCGCTGGTGCTGGCCACCTACGACCCCATCTCCGCGCTCGCCGGCAAGGACGACAAGCTGCTGGGCGAGCTGGTGGCCGAGGTGCAGGTGGGCGACCAGATCCTGCGCGAACTGATGGACGACCTGCTGCCCGACGTGCGCGAGCCGTCCGACGCCGCCGCGCTGGCCCTGATGGACCTGACCACCCGCGCCCCCGCCTACGAGGTGACCAAGGGCAGCGCCTACCGGGTGGGCCAGCACCTGCTGCTGGTGCTCGACCCGGTGCGCGACTGGGCGAAGGTGCACCCGTGGATGCGGGAGGGCGACTGGCTGCTGCCGTTCCCCGGCGTGTACGCTCCGCTGGTGGAGGAGCCGCCGGCGCGCTTTGTGATGGTCCAGCCGGACCTGTTCGTGGCCGCGTTCATCGCCGACCGCTACGAGGAGCAGCGCGGCAAGGGCACGGTGACGCGGGTCGAGACGCCGGAGGCGTGGTGAGCCGTCGCCGCCCCGCCCGGCCGCCCTCGCACACGGAGCCGCCCGAGGGCGTGCGCCGCACCGGGGGCGCCACCTTCGACCGCACCGAGGAGGTCACGTACTTCCTCGCCGCCGACCCCAAGTCGCTGAACGAGGCGAGCGCGCACTACGGCCACCTGCTGATCGCCGTGGACCAGCTCCGCTCCGACAAGGACCTGGCCATCGTGGAGGGGTGGTGCGAGCGCGGCGTGAAGGTGCTGATCGACTCGGGCGTGTTCGCGCTGGCCAACAAGCACGCCACCACGCACGACATCCCGCTCAGCGAGGCGCTCAAGCTCCACCCGTCGCGGCTGGACGGCTTCGACTGGCTGTGGAAGCGCTACCTCGAGGTGGTGGAGCGCGTGGGCGAGCGCAGCTGGGGCTACGTGGAGCTCGACATCGGCGGCCCCGTGGTCAAGGCGGAGCTGCGGACGGAGCTGGAGAGCCGCGGCCTGCGCCCCATCCCCGTGTACCACCCGCTGTCCGACGGATGGGACCACTTCGACGTGCTGGCCAAGCAGTACGACCGGATGTGCTGGGGCAACGTGGTGCACGCGGACGCCGGCGAGCGCCTGCGTTGGTTCTCGACCGCGTGGGAGCGCCGCCGCCAGTACCCGTACCTCTGGCTCCACCTGCTGGGCGTGACGCCGGCGCCCGTGGTCAACGCGTTCCCGCCGTCGTCCTGCGACTCGAGCTCGTGGCTGAACGCGGTGCGGTGGCCCGGGTTCGAGGAACGCGCCGCGCTGCTGACCATCGGCGACTTGGGCGGGAACTTCAAGCCGGCGCCCACGCTGGTGGAGGGGAGCCGCAGGAAGGGCGTGATGTGCGCGGCCACGATGTATGACGGGCTGCTCCGCAACTGGCGCCAGATGAACGCGGCGGTGCGGTGAGGTGGTGGTGGGCCGTCGCGGGGGCTGGCCTCGCGGCGCTTCTCTGGACGCGGCGCCGTGCGCTGCAGGGGTGGACGATGGGACGGTTCAAGGAGATGGGCCTGGCGCTGTTGGCGCTGGTGATGACGTTGGCGCCGGCACGGGCCAAGCTGGCCGACCTGCTGACCGACGCGGTGCGCCCGATGTTCGCGGGCCTGCGGAACCCGGAGACCGCCGTGCTCGACGTGGCCGTGGTGGAGGCGGTGCTGGCCGGGGCCGCGGCGGTCCTGCGCAACGCGGAGACGCCGGCGTGGGCGGGGGTCGGGGACTATGACGCCGCCGCGATCGGCCGGATGGCCACCAACCTCGCCGGCCTCTCGATGGACGTGGTGGGACACCACTTCCCCGGCGCCGAGAACGACGAAGTGCGCGGGCACGTGGCCGCCCTGCTGGGCGACGTGGCCGAGCGCGTGATGAGCTGACCCCCAACCCCGAGGCCCACGTGGACCTGCGCAACATCTTCTCCCATCACCCGCCCACCCCCGAGCAGCTGCCCAAGTACGAGGAGCTGCGGGCGGCGGCCAGGACCTTCGCCGAGGCGATCGTGCGCCTGACGCCCGTGGGCGCGGACCAGACCGCCGCGGTGCGCAAGGTGCGCGAGGCGGTGATGACCGCCAACGCGGCCATCGCGCTCGAGGGGCGCCTATGATCACCATCGTCCGCACCCACGAGATCGCGGCGGGCCACCGCGTGTACGGGCACGAGTCCAAGTGCGCGCACCTCCACGGCCACAACTACGGCTTCGAGCTCACGGCCGCCGCCGAGGCGCTGGACAGCCTCGGGCGCGTGGTGGACTTCAGCGTGCTGAAGGCGCGCGTGTGCCAGTGGCTCGAGGAGCACTGGGACCACCGGATGGTGCTGAACGCCGCCGACCCGCTGTGCGACGTGCTCGAGGCCGCCGGCGAGCCCATCGTGCGCCTGCCCTTCAACCCGACGGCCGAACGCCTGGCCGAGTACGTGGGCCGGGTGGTGGGGCCGCAGACGCTGGACGGCACGGGCGTGTCGCTGGTGCAGGTGCGCGTGTGGGAGACGGGCAAGTGCGCGGCCACGTGGAGCGTCGCCGCCCCCACCACCATCACCCTCGAGGGCCCGTGACCGACTGTATCCTGCTGCTGTCCGGCGGCATCGATTCCACCGTGGTGCTGGCCGACCTCAAGCGCCGCAAGCGCCGCCCCCTCTGCCTCATCTTCGACTACGGCCAGTCGCTCCAAGGCGAGATCCAGTACGCGGTGGCCAATGCGCGGCGCTACGATGTGCCGCACCGCGTGGTGGACCTGCCGCTCGGCTGGACGGCCCCCGGGTGCGCCCTGCTGAACGACGGGGCCGCCGGGCTGGCCAAGGGCCGGTCGCTCAACGAGATCGCGGCGGCCGGCGCGCCCCCCAGCTACGTGCCCTTCCGCAACGGCGTGTTCCTGGCCCTCGCGGTGGCGGCGGGCGAGGGGCACGGGATCGCCGACATCTACTGCGGCGGCAACGGCTTGGCGTCCGGCAACTACCCGGACGACACGGCCGAGTTCGCGGCGGCGTTCGAGGCGGCGGCTGAGGTGGGCACCCAGCCGGCCTACGCCCCCCGCATCAACTTCCCGCTGGCCACGATGAGCAAGGCGGACGTGGTGCGGCGCGCGTGGTTCCTCGGCGTGGAGCTCGACCACACGTGGAGCTGCTACCACGACGGCCGCCACCTGCCGATGGCCCGCCCCTGCGGCACCTGCGATTCCTGCGTCCAGCGCGAGGCCGCGATCGCGCAGGCCCGCCTCACCCCCAACGGAGCGTCCCAGTGAACGTCGAGACCGAAGCCCCCGCCGCCGCCCCCAAGGTGTACGGCGTCAACGAGGTGTACTTCACCATCCACGGCGAGGGCGTGCGCGTCGGCATCCCGCACGTGTTCGTGCGCTTCGCCAAGTGCAACCTGACCTGCGATTTCTGCGACACGGAGTTCGAGAGCTTCCGCCGCTACACCGCCGAGGAGCTGGTGGCCGCCGTGACCGCCGCCGCCGACGCCCGGTACGCGCCGCCCGAGGACTTCACGGTGCGCGGGGCGCGGAGCCGCGGGGCCCACGTGGACCGGGGGCCGTGCCGCAACGTGCTGTTCTGCGGGGGCGAGCCGCTGCTGCAGCTCGACGCGCCGCTGGTCGCCGCGTTCAAGGCGGCGGGCTGGCACATCTCCGTGGAGACCAACGGGACGCGGCCGGCGCCCGAGGGGATCGACTGGATCACCTGCTCGCCGAAGGTGGCCGAGCACGCCATCAAGCTCCAGCGCGCCCACGAGCTCAAGTACGTGCGGGCGCCGGAGCAGGGCATCCCGCAGCCCGCCATCGAGGCCGACCACTACCTGCTGTCGCCGATGTTCGACGGGCCGAACCCCGACCCCGCCGCCATCGCCAACTGCATCAAGCTGGTGATGGACAACCCGGCCTGGCGGCTGACCGCCCAGTTCCAGAAGGCGGCGTTCGGAGACCTGCGATGAGCGACCGCCGCAAGAACGACCTGCCGCGCCCCGCCACCCACCCCCGCGACACCCTCCACGCGCTCCGCCCCCGCCCCAAGGTGGACGTCGCGCGCCTCGAGGAGCTGGGGCGCGAGCTGCTGGTGGCCCTCGGGGAGGACCCGGCGGAGCCGCGGATCGCCGACACGCCGCGCCGCTGGGCCCGGTGGTGGCAGGCGTTCGTCCAGCACGACCCCGGCAAGGTGGACACCACCTTCGAGACCGTCCACGCCGACCAGATGGTGGTGGTCAGCGGCATCAAGGTGTGGTCCCTGTGCGAGCACCACCTGCTGCCCTTCTGGTGCGAGGTGGCCATCGGCTACATCCCCCAGCGGCGCGTCCTCGGGCTCTCCAAGTTCGGCCGGATCGCGCACCACGCCGCCTCCCAGCTCCAGATTCAGGAGCGGCTGGTCAACGACATCGCCGGCGCCGTGAAGCACATCGCCCAGTGCGCCGACGTCGCCGTCATCGCCCGCGGCGAGCACCTGTGCATGACCATGCGCGGCGTCCGCACCCCCGCACTCATGACCTCGAGCGCCGTGGACGGCCGCTTCCGCGACCCCGACGCCCGCGCCGAGTTCCTGTCCCTCGCCACCACCGCCCTCTCGCGCTGATGCCGGAATGGCGGTAGGGTATGGGGGGTGGGGGCGAAGCCCCGCCCCCCGCCCCAACGCGCCACCACGGCGCCAGCCTCGCCTCACCCACCAAACGCCATAAGGGACCGAACACGTGGCTGACCTTACACGCGGCGCGCAGGAAGCCCACCCGGACGACGCCAAGCTCGCGGAGTCGCGGCGGCAGGCGCTGTCGCTACGGATTGCGGGCGCCAGCTACCGCAAGATCGCCGAGACGATGGGCATCTCGGTGGCGTGGGCGCACGAGCTGGTCACCAACGCGCTCCGCGAGGTGCAGGAGGCGGGGCGGGAGCTGGCCGACGGGGTGCGCGACCTCGAACGGGAGCGGCTGGACGCGCTGCTGCTGTCGCTGTGGACCAAGCGGGAGAACCCCCGGGTGGCCGACACCATCTTGCGCGTGATGGAGCGGCGGGCGCGGCTGGACGGGCTGGACGTGCCCTCGACCACGCGGTTCGAGGGGCCGGATGGCGGCCCCATCCCCATCGACCTGACGGACGGGCGGCAGCTGCTGCTCGACCGCCTGGCCGCCATCGCCGCCCGGCAGGCCCCGCCGCAGGAGCCGTCCGCGCCGCCGGCCACCGGGGGATAGCGCGTGCGGGCGAACGAGGCGCTGATCACCGAGCTGCTGCGCCTGTCGCCGGACGACCGGGCACGCGTGGTGATGGGGATGACGCCGGCGGAAGCCACGGCCATCCTGTACGACTGGCGGGTGTGGGCGCGGCCCAAGCAGGTGGCGCCGCCGGGGCGGTGGCAGACGTGGCTGAATATGGCGGGCCGCGGCTACGGCAAGACGCGCGTGGGGGCCGAGTTCATCCAAGACGCCGCCCGGCGCACCACGACGGGCCGCCTGTTCCTGCTGGGCGCCACCACGGACGACGTGCGCGAGACGATGATCTGGGGCGAGTCGGGCATCATGGCCGTGGCGCCGCCGCACTTCCGCCCGCGCCACGAGGTCCAGCGCCGCCGCCTCGTGTGGCCCAACGGCGCGACCGCACGCCTGTTCTCCGGCGAGGAGCCCAACCGCCTGCGCGGCCCCCAGCACGAGTACGGCTGGATCGACGAGCTGGCCGCCTTCAAGTACCCGCAGGAGGCGTGGGACCAAGCGATGTTCGGCCTGCGCCTCGGCGCGTTGCCGCAGGTGTGCGTGACCACCACCCCCAAGCCCCTGCCGCTGCTGGTCAAGCTGAGCACGGGGGCGCCGGAGTGCGCGGTGCTGCGGGCGTGCGCCCCGGACGACCCGCTGCTGTCCACCTCCCTGCCCGTCGTGGTGACCACCGGCACCAGCTACGAGAACCGCGCCAACCTCTCGGAGATGTGGTACGACACCACCATCAAGCCCTACGAGGGGACGCGGCTGGGCGAGCAGGAAATCATGGCGCGGCTGCTCACCGACGTGCCCGGCGCGCTCTGGAAGCTCGAGACGATCGCGGCGGCGCGCCTGCCCCTCGAGGGCAAGCTCCCGGACTTCAAGCGGCTGGTGGTGGCGTGCGATCCGGCGGTCACCACGAAGAAGAACAGCAGCGAGACCGGCATCATCGTGGCGGCCAAGGGCGACAACGGCCACGGCTACGTCCTGGCCGACCTCAGCGGCAAGTGGACGCCGCTCCAGTGGGCGCAGAAGCTCGTGGGCGCCTATAATCAGTGGGACGCGGACCGCATCGTCGGCGAGGTGAACAACGGCGGCGACCTCATCGAGACCAACATCCGCGCCGTGGACGCCTCGGTCAGCTACCGCGACGTCCGGGCCACGCGGGGCAAGGCGGTGCGGGCCGAGCCGATTGCCGCGCTGTACGAGCAGGGCAAGATTCATCACGTGGGCACCTTCGGCGCGCTCGAGTCGCAGATGACCACGTGGGTGCCGGACGCAGGGCTGGACTCGCCGGACCGGATGGACGCGCTCGTGTGGGCGCTCACTGACCTTATGCTGGGCAAGAAGGGCGCGTTCATCGCCTGACCCCGGAGACGCAATGGCCAACCTCGTGCAGCGCATGTTCCAGCGGCTTGCGGGCCTCAGCCCGACCACCACCTCCCACGTGGGCGGCGCCCCGCTGCCGGCGCCCGTCAGCGCCCCCGTCCAGGCCCCGGCCAAGCGCGCCACCGTGGCGGTGCAGGTGCGCGGCGAATCCCCGGGCGACTTCCAGCACACCGGCACCGAGGTGCGGTATCGCGGCTGGGAACGGCACCCCGTGGCGCAGGCGTGCGTGCGGCTGGTGGCCGACCTGATCGCCGCCGTGCCGTTCGAGACCTACGTGAAGAAGGGCGGGGACATCGAGGTCATCCCCGAGCACGACGCCACGCGGCTGCTCGAGACGCCGTCCCAGTTCCTCAGCGGCGTGCGCCTGCGCGCCTTCCTCGGCACGCACTTCCTCGTGTACGGCAACGCGCTGTGGCGCATGGCGCGCCCGGGCGACCGCGCCGCCCCGAACGAGATCCTCATCATCCAGCCCGAGGACCTGCACGCGGTGTGGGTGGACGAGCGCGGCTACCCGATGTGGTACCAGTACGCCGACGCCACGGGGCGCCGCATCACCGCGCCAGTCACGGACATCATGCACTTCCGCGACCTGAACGCGAAGGGACTGGTGTTCGGCTACCCGCGGGCCGCCGCCGCCCTGCAGGACATCGTGAGCGACGGCGAGGGCACCCAGTTCGTGCGGCAGGTGCTGACCAACGACGGCTCCCCCGGCAACATCTTCCTCGTGGACGACGAGACCACGGACGAGGAGGAGTCCAAGAAGCTCGAGGAGCGCTTCCACGAGAAGATGGCGATCCGCGGCGGCCGCGGCCGTTCCGTCTTTATGGGCGGCGTCAAGGACGTGAAGCAGCTGGGCTTCAACCTGCGCGACCTCGAGTTCCCCAGCATGCGGCAGGTCACGCGCGAGGACATCTGCGCGGCGTTCGGGGTGGACCCGCGCATGATCGGCATCGCCAGCGCGTCCAAGGACGGCGGCCTGTCCGGCGACCAGTACCGCGAGGCGCGGGTGCGGCTCATCCAGCAGACGTGCGAGCCGGTGATGAAGGCCATCGAGAGCGAGCTGAACCTCTGGTACGCGCCGGAGTTCGGCGACTGCTACGTGCGCTTCTCCCCCGAGGCCCTGCAGGCGCTGGTGGAGGACGACAACGCCACCTCGACGCGGGTGCGCGAGGAAGTGCGCGCCAACCTCCGCACCATCGAGGAGGGCCGCAAGGCGCTGGGCCTCGAGCCCGAGTATCCCAAGGGCGAGACGCTGCTGATCGGCCTCGGCGGGCAGCTGGTGCCCACGGAGCTGGCCGTGTACGACCCCACCCTGCCGTCCAAGGGCGGCCCGGGCGGGCTGGACGAGGAGGACCCGCCGCCGGCCAAGGGCGCGGGCGAGGGCGCGGGGGCGGACGACGACGAGGGGGGCGAGGGTGACGGGGACGCCGGCGAGGCGGAGGCGGCTGGCCGTGCGGTGCCGCGCCTGCCCGTGACGGGCAACCTGCTGACCCGCGGCGTCAAGCTGACCAAGGAACAGCGCGACCTGCTGTGGCGCGACTTCGACGCCCGCGCCAGCCGGGAGGAGGCCGAGTACAAGCGGGCCGCCCTCATGCTGTTCGCCGACGAGCGGGGCGTGGTGCGCCGCATCTTCGACCACGCCATCAAGCAGTCCGAGGAGACCAGCCGGGCGGCCGGCAAGGCCAACCCGCTGGACGCGGAGAAGAGCTACGTGCTGGCGGCGCGGCGGCAGCTGCGGGCGATGTACAAGGCGGGCGGCGAGGTGGAGGACCGCTGGGTCAACCGCTTCCAGCCCCTCATCACCGGCACGTACAACAAGGGCGGGCAGGCGATGGCGGCCAAGGCCTCGCGGGCGCGGTCCCTCGACCTGCGCTACGACCCGGTGACGGCGGCGGTGCAGGCGGCGATCGTGGCGCGCACCAAGCGCCTGGCGCAGTACGTGGGGCGCACGACCGGCGAGCACATCATGGACGCCATCGCCATCGGCCTGCGCGAGGGGATGAACGTCCAGCAGATCGCCAAGCTGGTGGACGCCACCACGTTCGGCCTCGGGATGAACAGCCGCACGGTGATGATTGCGCGCACGGAGACCATCGGCGCCCTCAACCAAGGCGAGTTCGACGAGGCGGAGCGCGTCGGCACGGTTGCCAAGAAGGAGTGGCTGAGCCAAGGTGACGGGCGCGTGCGCGACACGCACCTCTATTGCGAGGCGGAGGGCCAGATTCCGCTGGCCTCGCGCTTCTCGGCCACCGGCATGCTGCACCCCGGGGACCAAGCGGGGGACGCCGGCGACGTCATCAACTGCCGCTGCACCCTGCTGTACTACGACCAGTGACCAACCACAGGAGCCGAAGATGACCAAGCAGCGCGAGCACGTATTCGTCGCCACCCAACTGGAGCTGCGGGCCGCCACCGACGCGGAGCCGCTGCCGGCGGGAGTGTGCGGCCGGCTGACCGGGGTGGCCCTCGTGTATGACGTGGTGGACGCCTATGGCACGATGTTCGCCCGGGGCTGCCTCGACAAGACGCGCACCGAGAAGGTGCCGCGCAACAAGGTGAAGCTCTTCGCCGACCACGGCCCGTTCGTGGAGTGCCACGTGGGCGTGGTGCGCAAGGTGGAGGACATCGGCGACGCGGCCGTGATGACCGCCGACCTGTTCGACACCGAGGACGGCCGCAAGATGAAGGAGTATCTGGCGGCGGTGCTGGCCGCCGACGCGGAGACCGGGCTGTCCATCGGGTTCCGCAGCCGCGGGCGCGAGTGGCGCAAGCCGGAGAGCGGCGAGGGCGACTCGGTGCTCGTGTTCACCGAGATCGAGCTCGGCGAGATCTCCATCACCCCGGTGCCCGCCGTGCCCGGCACGGACGTCACGGGCGTGCGGAAGGAGGGGGCCGAGGACGAGGACGCGGACGACCCGGCCTTGCTCAAGCGCGCCCTGCGCCATATCCTTGCGGCACTGCCTGAGCGTGAGGCGCGTGCGGTAGTGGATGCCGTGTACGCGCCTGGCGCCGCGAAGCCGGATACGCCCGACGCCCCCCAGCCCACGGCTGGCGCGGGTACGGCGGACGCCGAGGGAGCGGAGAACGCCGAGGGCGCATCGCTGGCGACGTCCGAGGAGCGCGAACGCGCACTCCGGCTGTCGTTCAAGCCGTAAACCACTCACGACAGGACGGGTCCAATGGACCTCACGACGAAGAACCGCAAGGCGCAGGAGCTGCGGAGCAAGGCCAAGGCCATCCGCGCCGAGATCGCCGACATCGAGAAGCCGCTCACCCGGGCGGAGCTGGACGCCAAGGTGGCCGAGGCGCTGGACCTCGAGCACCGGGCCAACACCATCGCCGAGTTCACGGCCGACGACGAAGTGCGCCGGCAGGGCGGCGAGGAAGTGGACATCGACCTCGACACCGGCGCGGCGGCCGGCGAGGGCGAGGGGGCCGAGGGCGGCAAGCGCGCCACGGTCAAGCTGACCCGCGTGGACGGCGAGGGCGCCGGCGGCAAGCGCGTGGTGCGGAGCGCCACGATGAGCGACCGCATCGCCGACTTCGCCCACCGCGTGCAGCGCGAGTTCGGCGACGTCCGCTCGTTCATGAAGATCGCCGTGGCGGGGACGGACCCCATCCGCACGGCGGGCCAGCGCAAGATGATCGAGGAGGCGCGCACGATGACGCGCGCCATCATCGGCGACTCGGGCCACGCCTCCGGCGGCGAGGTGCTGCTGCCGCTGACGCAGGTGGCGGAGATCTTCGCCCTCGAGAACGTCCAGCAGGGCATCATGCAGCGCGCCCGCATCTACAACGTGCCGGGCCGCGAGCTGCGCATCCCGTACCTCCTGCAGACCGGGGGTGACGGCACCAACGTGCGCCCGATGGCGGGCAACATCGCCAACGTGGACATCATCGGCGAGGGCAGCACCAAGACGGTCCGCGAGCCGAAGTTCGGCCAGCGGCTGCTCCGCGTGCACAAGTACGCGGCCATCACGCAGAGCGGCGACGAGCTGCTCGGCGACGACTTCACCGGGGAGCTCCCCACCACGTTCGTCAACGCGGTGGGCCAGCAGGCGCTCAACCGCGTGAACGAGGACGTCACGGTGAGCGGCACGGGCTCCTCGATGCCGCTGGGCGCCATCTACCCGGGTGCCCACAACATCGGCGTCACGCGCGCCTCCTCGAGCTCGTACTCGACGGCCGACATCTTCGGCATGTACGACCGCCACACGCACGGGCCGGGCTCGTTCTGGCTGGCCAGCCGCCGGTCGCTGGGGCCGCTGATGGCCCTGCAGCTCTCGAGCGGCAGCATGATCACGTACCTCAAGAGCCTCGGCGAGAAGCCGCAGATGCAGCTGCTCGGCCTCCCGGTGGTGCTCTCCGACCTGCCGAACACGTTCGGCACGCAGGGCGACCTGTCGCTCATCAACCCCGACTTCTACGCGCTGGCGCTCCGCCAGGCGCTGACGGTCGAGCGGTCGCGTGACTACGCGTTCGTGCAGGACCTCACCACGTGGCGGTTCATCGTCCGCGCCGGTGGCATCCCCATCAACGACGGCACCTACGCGTACAAGTACGCGGGGACCGCGCAGGTGGACTCGCACTCGCCGTTCGTGTACCTCGACTAAGCAGGACCCGGTTGACGCCGGGCAGGGGCGGGCTGTGGCGGCCTCCCTGTCCGGCGTTCAGCCGCCACCCGTGGAGGACTCGTGACCGTCGCAGCCCCCGTGGCCGCCCCTGCGACTGGGCGCTGGCCGTACAGCAGCCCCAACCGCCCCAGCTCGACCCTGTGGGATCGGCAGGCCGGCCGTCTGCTGGTCGCCGACGAAAGCCCCACCGCCTACGCGCCGACGCCTGAGATCCGCGGCATCCGCGCCTTCGCCACCACCCGGTACGACCCCGGGTCCGCGGCCTACCGCTACCACTCGGCCGCCAACACCGCCCCCGGCGGCACCTCCGCGTTCGCCCGCTACCTGCACGAGAACCCCCACTGCGACCTGCGGCAGTATGACGTGGAGACGCAGCGCACCGCGTGCCTCGAGCTCGCCGGGTCGGCCGATGTGCTCCACGCCCATATGTTCCTCGACGTGTTCGAGCAGCTCGACGTCCGGCCGCGGCCCGGGCAGCTGGTGGTGCGCCACTACCACGGGTCCATCCCCCCCTATCCGTCGCCGGGCGAGCCGTACCCGGTGCTGGTGGAGAACGACAAGGACGACGCGATCGGCGCGGTGCAGGTGGGGGCGCGCCTGTACCACCTGCGCTTCTCGCCGCGCATGCAGTGGCTCCCCATCCCCGTGCCCGTGGCCGACTATGCCGCCTTGGCCGCCGCGCACTACGTGCCCCGCGAGGACCGGCCGGGGAAGCGCCTGCGCGTGTGCCACAGCCCCACCAACCGCCGCATCAAGGGGACCACGGCGCTCGAGCACGTCCTGATGGACCTCGTGGCCGAGGGCGCGCCCATCGAGCTGGTGATGGTGGAGGGCAAGAGCCACGGGGAGGCCCTGCGCCTCAAGGCCACGTGCGACGTCACGTTCGACAGCTTCTGGCTGGGCATCCAAGGCAGCGGCCTCGAGGCGGCGGCGATGGGCCAGGCGGTGATCGCCGGCGACCCCGAGGTGCGCGACGAGTACGGGGTGCACGTCGGGGAATGCCCCTACACCTACGCCAACACCTTCGAGGAGCTCAAGGTGGCGCTCCGGGGCATGATTGACGATGATTCGTGGCGGCAGTTCGAGGCGCGGCGCGTCGAGGCGTATTGCCGGACGTACCACGACTACCCGGTGGTGGGGGCGCGCTACTGGGCCATCCTCGAGGCCGCCTTCAAGGAGCGGGGCTATGGACCGAGTGCGTGACCCACGGGTGCGGCCCGAGCACGAGGCCGACGTCCAGACCAACCAAGCGCCGCCGCTGGAGATGCCGGTGGCGGAGCAGGTGCTGTTCCAGCGGCCGTGCGTGATGGTGCCGGTGCCCGAGGCGACCGAGACGCGGCGCGCCCCGCGCACGCGCATCGTCGAGGACGACCTGATCGGCGGCACCCACACCAAGCGCGTGTACGAGGACGGGGCGCTGGTGTCCGAAGGGCCGGGCGAGCTGTCGCGGGAGGGCTGATGGCACTCCCCACCCTGCAGGAGCTGAAGGACTACCTCCGCGTCGAGCACGCGAGCGAGGACACCGTACTGACGCGGCTGCTGGCCGTGGCCACCGCGGCGATTCAGGCGTACATCGGCTATCCCATCACGGCGGCCGAGCGGTCGTGGACGGACGAGGCCTCCACGCTGCGGGCCGGGTGCCCG